GAATCACTAACCCTAATGCTACATCTAGTTGTGGATGTGGAGAAAGTTTTTCAATATGAGTAAGATGTGGAAACATTATTGTCATACAGAACAAGAAGAATTAGAAGTAGGTGAAGGTGAAGAATGTAATTGGTGTGGACTAGATGCTGAAGCTGTATCTATAGATGGTTTTGATAAAGCAGTCATAGGAAAGGGAGAACAATATAATTTACCACCTTTACTTGTGTATTCTTATAGTAGGATATGTAAAATTCTAAGAGACAGAGATGGTATGTCTTGGGAAGAAGCAGATGATTATGCTCAGTTTAATATCACAAATGTTTGGGTAGGTAATAGGACTCCCATGATATTATATAATGAGTATTGGGAAGATTGGAAAGATGATGAGAGCAGTAGTTGATATAGAAACAGACAGCTTAGACGCAACAAAAGTTCATTGTATTGTGGCTAAAGACATAGACTCAGGGAGGGTTTACCCTTTCCCTCCTAACATGGTTCATGGGTTTAGAGATTGGTCACTTGGTGTCAAGCAATTTATTATGCATAATGGTTTATCTTTTGATGCACCTGTGTGTAATAGATTGCTAGGTACTAACATAAAACCTAGTCAGATTATAGATACACTTATCTTATCGCAGTTGTTTAAGCCTATACGAGAAGGAATTAATCCTCATAGTTTAGGAACATGGGGAGATAGATTAGGTATGCCTAAAGGTGATATAGATTCTTATGAAGTGTATACACCTGCTATGTTAGAGTATTGTAAACAAGATGTAGCTATAACACATAAGTTATATCATGTATTACAACAAGAAGGTAAAGGTTTTTCTCGCTCTTCTATTGATCTTGAACATCAAGTAAGACTAATCATAGATCAACAACAGATCAATGGCTTTGCTCTTAATATACAAAAAGCTATGGAATTATATAACAAATTAAAAGATGAAGCTAATGAATTAGAGAGATGGTCAGTAACTAATTTTGATCCTACAGTTGTAGAGTTAAAAACAAAAACAAAATATATACCATTTAATATAGGATCAAGACAGCAGATAGCTAATAGACTAATGGAACTAGGATGGAAACCTAAACAACATACAGATAAAGGTAACATCATTATTAATGAAGCTGTATTAGATACAATAGATATGCCTGAAGCAAAAAAGTTTTCTCGTTTCTTTTTATTACAGAAACGTATAGCACAGATTAAGTCATGGATAGAAGCATGTGATGACAGAGATGGTAGAGTACATGGTAGAGTAATGACTCTTAAAACTATCACAGGTCGTATGTCTCACAACTCTCCTAACATGGCACAGATCCCTGCTGTACGTTCACCCTATGGTAAGGAGTGCAGAGATTGTTGGACAGTAAGTAATCCTCATACACATTCTATTGTAGGTACTGATGCTAGTGGGTTAGAGTTAAGATGTTTAGCACATCTAATGAATGATACTACCTTTACAGATATATTATTAACAGGTGATATACATACACACAACATGAAGATGGCAGGATTAACTGACAGAGACCAGGCAAAGACCTTTATCTATGCGTTTATGTATGGAGCAGGTGCATCTAAGATAGGACAGATCGTAGGTGCAGGTGCTAAAGAAGGACAACAATTAATTAATAAGTTCTTAACAAGTATGCCTTCTCTTAAAAGAGTGCGTGACTCTGTAACAAAAGCTGCATCTAAAAAGTTAATTAAAGGTATTGATGGTAGATTATTACACATACGTAGCCCACATAGTGCATTAAATACTTTAATACAAGGAGCAGGTGCAGTCGTGTGTAAGCTGTGGCTAATCAATATGATTAGACGTATCAATAGAACAGGTGTTGATGCTAAACTTGTAGCATCTATTCATGATGAGTATCAATTTGAAGTTTTAAATACAGATGTAAATAAGTTTGGGCAAATAACTAAAGATGCAATGAAAGATACTGAGAAACAATTACAAATAAGATGTCCTCTTGATAACACATGGAAGGTAGGTAAGACATGGGCAGAGACACATTAGTAAAAGAATTTAAAGGAAGAAAAGACCATGCTGATTATATTAAGCGAGGTATAAAGGTAGAGAATGAATTTATACAGTCAGCTAAGTCACATGGTTTTACAGTTACGATAGCTAGTGAAGAAGATAATATAAATAAACATATAGATTTATATGTAACTACAGACAAAGGTTTTACAGCTAGTGTAGATGTAAAGGCTAGAAGAACTGGAAATAAAAACAAGTTTTTTGATGACACATGGATTGTTGTTGAGTTTCTAAATACAATGGGTAATAAAGGTTGGTTATATGGTGACTGTGATTACTTTGTATTTGAAAGAGAGCATGACTATGTATGGTGTGATGCAAAAGAGTTAGTAGAATTAACTGACAAAGTTGTAGATAAAAATACCAGAGTAGAAAGCTACAGAGATGCTGAATACAAAACATGGGGTAGAATACATCAAGGAAAAAAAGATCTTATCTCAAGAATAGAGATGAGTTACATATTAAAACTAAATAAAACATATATTATGAAAAAATCTCTTGACATTATTTCAGAGGTGTGTCATAATTCTATTAATAATAAAAATGAAAGGAAGATACACATGAGTGTACTAAAAGGAAACGCATACTGGGCTTCAATCGTTAGCCCTAATACTACATTTGATTCAGATGGAGTATGGTCTATTGATGTAGCTAATCTTGATGAGAAGAATATCAACGTAGCTAAAGCTGATGGATTAGACGTAAAGAATAAAGGTGATGATAGAGGTAGTTTTGTTACTGTTAAAAGAAAAGTTAGACGTAAAGATGGTAACATGAATAAGCAACCTGAAGTGGTTGATGCTTCTAAAAGAAACATTGCTAGTACTTTAATTGGTAATGGTTCAGAAGTAAATGTACTCTACAGTACATACGAGTGGGAGTTCAAAGGTCGTTCTGGAGTCTCTGCTGATCTACGTGCTGTGCAGGTAACTAACTTGATACCTTATAACGTGGATGCTGATGCAGACGAAGCTTTTGAAGTTGTTCCTGATGGATTTGTAACTGAAGATTCAAATGAGGAACTATCCTTCGCTTCTAACTAACCAATGAAAGGATGGAGAGATACTACTGAACGAGTGTCTCTCCATTATTTACTATGAAAACAATAGATACTTTAGTAAAAGATATATATAATTTATTTGAACCTGAAAAGGACATAGAATTAAGTGAAGAAGAATTAGATAAACATTTAGACTCTTTTACAACATCTATTAAAGAGACTATGAAGAATATTTTAAATGAAAAACCTAGAGAAAGACGTAACCTAAGACTGTCTGCTATAGGTAAACCTGCTAGACAATTATGGTATGATAAAAATGATACAAAAGAAGTAGAACCTTTAGCATCTAATGTTCGTATAAAGTTTTTATATGGACATTTACTAGAAGATTTATTAATTTTATTATCACGTATAGCAGGGCATGAGGTAACTGAACTTCAAAAAGAAGTTAGTGTTAATGGTATAAAAGGACATCAAGATTGTATGATAGATGGTGTACTTGTAGATTGTAAGAGTGCTTCAGGTAGAAGCTTTGAAAAGTTTTCAAATAATAAGTTACATATTGATGATCCCTTTGGTTACATAGCACAGATCTCTGCTTATGCTGAAGGCAATGGTGTAGATGAAGCTGCTTTTCTTGTTATAGATAAACAACATGGTAATATATGTTTAACTAATGTTCATTCATTGGAAATGATTAATGCTAAAGAAAGAATTGACTATCTTAAAGGAGTTATGGATAAAAATACTCCACCTGCTAAGTGTTATAGTGATGTACCAGATGGAATTTCTGGTAATCATAAGCTTGCTATTGGTTGTTTGTATTGTTCGCACAAGCGTACTTGTTGGAGTGATGCTAATCAAGGTCAAGGATTACGTGCTTTTAATTATGCTAAAGGTCTTAGATTTCTTACAAAGGTTGGTAAAGTACCTAACGTGGAAGAAGTAACAGATTGGTAAGTCATTGGCTTCAGTTTGAAACTGATCAGCCTTTCATACCTAACCTAGATAAGTTTGGATTTGTTTATCTTATAACTAATACTCAAACTACTAAAGCATATGTGGGATGTAAACAGTATTATGTAGGTAGAACAAAGAAGCAACATAAGTGGGGATCATATACAGGATCATCTAAATATTTAAACGAAGATATAAAACAAAAAGGTAAGAAACATTTTAAATTTGAAGTTATAGCTGAGTATAAAAATAAAAGAAGTCTGCGTTATTATGAAGCATATTATCAGATAAAATGGCACGTACTTACAGCTGTTATTCCAGGTAGTGATAAACCTGCTTTTTATAATAGTTACGTAGGTGGTAAATGGTATAGACCTATTGAAAGTTATGAAGAACAATGGTCTAATAAAGACTATATAAAAAAGATGGTTAAGATAGGTAAACAAGTTGGTAAGAAAAATTCTAGTTTAGAATCTGTGGGAAGAACTGGACATCCTCGTTATATAGGAGAGTGTAAAGTAATTTTTAAAACAAACGAAAAGAAAATAAAAATATTAGATGGAAAAGAAGTTACTTGTTATAAGACTTTAGTAGTAGATAATTTAACTCATTGGTGTAGAGAAAATAATTATAATGTGGGAAGAGTAGGTGCTTTAAAAACTGGTTATAAAAAATATAATACTAGAGATACTGTTTACTTAAAAACAGGAGAAAAAAAAACTTATACTAAAAGAAGAACTTTATATAAATGTAATAGACATAAAGATATTATAAAGATAGTTTTATTAGATAAGGAGCAAGATACAAAAGTTAAATTAAAAATTAAAGAGTTAGATAAATTATATAAAAATGAAACAGAGAATTATAAAAAAACTTATAATGATGGTGTTAGAAAATATAATACAAAAGTTTTTTCTAAGGTTGATTATTAAAGCAGAATATATATAAAGAAAGGAGGAAACAAATGGGAATTAAAAAAGCAATGTACGATACAGCATTAACTGAGTTTCAATCTCAAAGAGATAAAGCTATTACTAATGCACGTATATACTTAGAACATCCTAGTGGTATAGGAGAACATGGACAAGTAGTTGATGAATTTATTAAACAAGTAAAGTTAGCTGCTGAAGCAGACGAAGCTGCATCTATGTTAATAGATACATTTAGAGATGAAATAGCAGAAGACTAATTAATGAATGAAGAATACATTGAGATTATAACAGAGATAGAAGAAGAAAATTTTACAAGTCCTGAAAGAATACTTTTTTTATCTGTTATATTTCAAGCATTATTAGATGCAACAAAAGAAAAGACTAAAGTAGAATCATCACGTACAAGTGTTGAAAGAGCACATGCTCGTGCGTGGTTCTTCTGTAGCGTTGGTGTAACGTGTGATAACTTTGAGTATGTCTGTGAGAATGCAGGTATGGATGCAGATTATACTAGAAATTTTGCACTTAAAGTAATCAAATCAAAGGAAATAAAATATGTCAGACAAAGAATCAGAAGAGTCTTGGACAAATCCTGACTACGATAGAGGGATGTCCAGAGAAAGTCATGAACAATATATGGTAAGAAAATTAAAACAAGATAAGGAAGAGTATCAAGAACTAATGAAAGGTACACATGAATATGAGTATGGTAAAGCTACTGATAAACAAGTAGGTGGTAGTCATTATAAAGACTGTGCTATACAACCTGTAGATTATATTGTAGAAAATAAACTTGACTTCCTAGAGGGTAATGTGGTAAAATATATAACTCGACATAAAACAAAAGGTGGCATAGAAGATATTAGAAAAGTAATACATTATGCAGAGTTAATATTAGAAAAGAAGTATGGAAAGGATTTTTAAATGGCATCACTAATGGGTAGTAATTATTTACCTACTGAGTACCAATCATTCATTCATATGTCTAGGTATTCACGTTGGTTAGAGAAGGAGAACAGAAGAGAAAGTTGGGGAGAAACTGTAGGCAGACTTATATCTTTCTTTAAAGAACATATAGATACTAATTAT